TGGATTTGCGTATTGCTTGTTCCCATCGGATCGCCCAGGGCCGGATGCACGTCGTCGCAAAGCTGCGGTTCGATTCGACCACGTTATTGAACGTCGAGCGATCCAAGAGCATGAGCAGATGCGGCGGGACCGCGAACAGCCTCGCGATTTCCTCGGCCTGGTATTTCCTGGTTTCCAGGAACTGAGCCTCTTCCGGACTGACCGACAGCGCGGTCCAGCTCAGCCCCTCCTCAAGCAACGCAACCGAGTGCTGTTTCGCACTGCCATGTGCTGCTTGCCATGACTTCTTGATGTTCGATCGGGACTCGGGTTTCAGCTTGCCTGGGTGCGACAGGATTCCGCTGGGAGTCGCCGAATTATGGAACCACCGACTTCCGTACTTTTCCGATGCGACCGCCATCGCTACGGCGCCGGCCCCAATCGAGATCGGAGAAAACCCGATCAAGCCATCGGAACTCAAGCCTTTGACGTGCAAGACCTCCTCTGATGAAAACGCCCTGGGTCGGCCTTTGTTCTCGTCGTAGTGGTACTCGATCACGCCGTCGCTCAGAAGCTTGAGCGTGACGCGATCGGGATGGAGTGGCACGATCGCGGTCAGCTCGTCGGCTCTGTTTGTTTGCAACTGAAAAAATGCGTTTCCTCTCAGGCATAAATGCCCCTGCCCCATTTCGAAGAACTCGACAGCAGTCTGGTAGGGATTCGGCTGCCAGCGCAGCATATCGTAAAGCGGGTCGTCGCGGTCGCGTTCCTTGCCGCCGTCGGGAATCTCTTTGTAGAGAATGAGTGGCATCGATCCGATCGTGCCCGAGATCAGATTCACCGCAGCCCATACCGGCGTGTTGCTGAGCGCGGAGTGCGGAGAAACGTCGGTCTCGCCACGGAACTTCGTGACCGGCTCGTACCAGAAGTCGTCGCCTGGACCCGGCGACAGCCGTTCTTCGAGGACGCTGAAAATTGACATTTACAATCTCCCCATTCGATAGACTCCCATGTACCAAAGCACCAGCCCCAAAGCAGTCAGCCCAGCCGGCCAGCCAGCATAAGCCAGAACACCGAGTGCTATCGCGGCAGCTCCTCCGTAGATGTGCAGATCCCTCAGATCCAGATCGGGCTTTTTCATAGCACCATGATCCCCTCGGTTTCGTAGATTGAGTCGCCGCGCTCGGCCAGCGATGCGCGACCGATCGCCATGATCGAAGCAGCGATACCGTCGATTTTATGCTTCTGCGATTTTCCTTTGTCGACCTTGATGTTTCCGGCAGGGTCGTGCCTGAGAGTTGTGTTGTTTGCTTGCCACGTGAGGCACGAGTTTCCCCCGTGCGCCAGCTTACCCGAGACCACTAGCCTCTCTAGCTCCTTAGTAGGCTCTGAGAGCGACATGAATCCTTGCCGCATCGGGACGGCTTCAAGTCCTAGATCGTCGCGAATCTTGAGTGCGGTCTGCTGCGCGGCCCAGGGATCGTAAGCGACTTCTTGCACGTTGAACCGCTCGCTCAACTGTTCGATGTCGCCGAGGATGAAGTCGTAGTCGATGACGTCGCCATCGGTCGGCGTGACCCAGCCCTGACGTTCCCAAAGCTCGTAAGGAATCCGATCGAGTCGCTCTCTCTCGACCATCGATTCTCTCGGGATGTAGCACTGCACCCAAAGCCTCCACAGCTCGTCTTCGATCGGTGGAAACACGAGCGCAAGCGCAGTCAGGTCGAGCTTCGAACTGAGATCCAGCCCCATATAAACGTCGCGGTTCTTCAGCTCGTCCAGCTCGACCGGATGCGAACACGCTTCCCAGTGATCCATGTCGAGCCACCGTTCGACTTGCTGCGTCCAGACGTTGCAGTGCAGTCGCAGAAACGAGTTCAGAAACGACGGCTGCTTTTTCGCGGCATCGCCCATCTGATCGAGATAAGGTGGATATATGCTGACGCCGAGATTCGGGTTCGCTTTTTCCCACGTTTTCGGATCGTAGGGATCGTCGCCTTGATCCGACGAGCTGATCCAGACGAACCAGGAATCGTCTTCGACCGTAGTGTCGAGGATACTCGTCGCGTGGTCGTGAAGCTGCCAGCCGATCGTTTCCGGATCGTAGATCCCGGCGGTGGTCAGGCAAATGTTCATCGGCTGGCGACGAGCGCCTTGAGCGGTAATCAGTGTGTCCCAGACGCGGCGGTCCTTATGAGCATGAATCTCATCGACGATGTTGCCGTGCGGACTCAAGCCGTCGAGCGTGTCGCCTTCCGAGCTTAGCGGCTCGAACTTCGATTGCGTTTTCAGTACGCTGAGATTCGTGCGCTGGCTTTTCACGAATTGCATCAGTTCTTTGTTCTGTTTGCAGATCTGCTGAGCTGCCGTGAACACGATTCGAGCTTGATCCCGTTTCGTGGCCGACGAGTAGACTTCAGCTCCTGGTTCACTATCGGCGAGCAATAGGTACACGCCGAGTGCGGCAGCGAGCTGCGACTTGCCGTTCTTGCGAGCAAGCTCCATCCACATAAAGCGAAACAGCCGATACCCATCGGCTCGTTTCCAGCCGAACGCTTCCAGGATCGCGAGCTTCTGCCAGTTCTCCAGCAGCATCGGCTTGCCGGCCCACTCGCCTTTGTAGTGTTTGCAGAAACTCTCGCAGAACTGAATCACGCGCTGGCCGGCTTCGAGATCGAACCAGTAGCCTTTTTCGTGCCAGGTCTCGTGCGCCTTGATGATGCGGTCGTAAGTGCGCTGCTCCATTTCGCCGATCGTGCGATCGGTTTGCATCAGCTTGGTGACTAGCTTCAAGCTCGCTTCCGGTGGCGCCATCGTTGCCGGCGTCATGCGCCCCCCAAATCCAGAACGCCCTGAGCGCAGCGACTCGCCGCGACCTCACAGTAGCGCTCGTCTAACTCTATCCCGATTGCACGGCGTCCGGTTTCCTTGGCTGCGAAGATAGTCGTTCCCGATCCCATGAACGGATCGAGAACCGTTCCGGCCGTGGGCGTTTTTGTTAGCACACTGAGCCACTTCATCAGGTCGCTCGGCTTCACCGTAGGATGATCGTTGTTCTCGCCCCGGTCACTCGCTGACGCCTTCGCTGTATAGAAGAAACGCGACGCGCCGCCGCTGTCGCCAAAGCCTACGGTCTGGCCCGTTTCGCCGAGCGTGTTCGAGTAGCCGTTGCCTCCCGCGTACACGGTCCCGCCGACGCCACGGACACCGAACCCGCCACCAAGATCCCCGCTCTGCTCGTCTAGCTGCCGCGCCGCGTCCGCATCCAGCACGACGTTCGCCGGCCAGCGACCACATTCCGAGCCACCGATCATGGGCTTCGGAATCCACCCGTCGTCGTTCATAATACCAAGTGGTCCGTTGAGCGTTAGCTGTCGCGTGTCGTCGGTGCCCACCCGAGCCCCGTCCACGTTCAGACCCGCGACGCCATACCGGAGACCGTTACGGGCGAATGTGCCGACGAGCGGCTTCATCGCCATCACGATCGGTTCCCACGCTGGCTTGAGCGCGGTGCCCCAGCCGTCCCACTGCTTCGCGGCATCGGTAGCTGGAGCCGTAATCGGGATCTCTACCGTCGCCCCAGTGCCACCATATTTAGCAGTTGAAAAACCTGGGATGCTTTGTTTGGTATCCGTTCCGAGTTTAGTCCCCAGCACCTCACGCCGTGCCATGTTTTCAGACGCCCGCCCTGGTTCACCGATCATCGCATCTACCCATTCGGGTATCTCGCCTTCTATCAGAGGGCGCATCGCGGCCCAGTGCACGCCCGTAGGGACAGCGGGCTGGCTCGCGGCTGTCAGGTAGTGCGAGTCCATCGTGGTCCCCGTAGCATCGCGGATCTGCTGGCGCGTGATACCTGTCGTCCGAAGCCATTTGGTGAAGTCGAGAGGATCGGCCATCGTGGCGTGCGGTGCGTCGAGTCCGTCGATCCCCTTGCTCAAGTCGAACGACTTCGGGAAGCCGGAACCATAGAGCCACATCAGACAATCGCGAAGCTCGAAACCCGCGTCCTCGATCGCGCACATCAGTCGGTGATGGGTACGAGTACCACCGAACGCGAGACACG